GGTGTCATGCCAGATGCGGTAAGTCACCAGCGAGGTGTCCACCACACCCGGCCAGTCCCGCGCACCGCCGTCCCGGCGGACCTGCACGCACCGCGCCGGCCGCACCGGGTTCCCGGAGGTATCCAGCGGCATCGCCACCAGCACCACCACACCGGACGCGTCCGGATCCGCCGACGCCGCCAGGGCAGCCTGAACCACCCGCACGGCGACTTCCTGCGGGTTAGGGAACACCACGGCTCGGCTCAGGACGCTGGCAGCCGGTATGCGGCCAGTGTGATCATCGCGCTGTCCACGGTGATCCCCAGGCTCAGCCCGTAGACGGAGGCCGGGAACGGGCCGTAGCGGGCCGATGCTGACGCGGCGAGGGTCTCCGCACGGTCCCCGATCGCCTGCCCGTCCACCGTGCCCGGGATCGCGAACGTCACCGTGTGAGAAGCCGCACCGTCAGTGTTGGTCGCCTCGATCCAGGTACGGCCATCGTTGGCCACCGAGTTCCCATTCGTGGCGTCTCCCGCCACCTCCGCCGGTGGACTCACCCCAGCCCGGGACAGGGCCGTCACAGTCAGGGCAGTTGCCGCCATGATGATCGCTCCTACTCAGATTCGCGCAGCCTGGAACGCGCGGGCCAGCGTGCCGTGACTCGCCTCCACGGCGGCCGCGTAGATGACGCTGGCACCAAGGCGGCACACCACCCGGCCCGAAGGTTCACGGTGGTCCTCAAGATGGATCGACCGGTCATAATCACCGGTCACAACGGGAGCGATGGAATGCGCCACCGCCTCAGCCGGGACCATCCGCTCATGCAGATACCTGGCTACACCCGGGTCGCCGAGCAACTCCCGCATACCCGCGCTGACCAGGGACACTCTGACCGTCATCCGCGCACCTCCCGCAAGCTCACCTCGGCGTGACCGAACACGCCGGTGACGTTGTCGTGACGGGTGACGCCCGTGACGTGCAGGGTGCGGCCGTCCCAGATGACACGCTCCCCGGTGGCCACGTCCTGGTCGGTGGTGAACATCGACCAGTCCCCGCGCTCGGCCCGGCGCAGCTGGCCGCTGAACTCGGTGCTGTCATCGCGGGCCTGCACAAACGCCGCAGCCGTCCGCGTGGCCGCGGCGGTGCCGTAGTCCAGGCCGGCGTCAGCCGTGCCGTAGGCGTCAGTGGCCAGCGCCGGCGTGATGATCGTGATGGCATGCGGGAGCATCACAGTGGTACCTGCCATGCCCTGCGCACCGGCACCGCCCGGGTCAGCTGCCGGCACTCGCTCTCGGTCAGCCCGTCCACCGGGGCCCGGCTCCCCGCCGCCGACCATGACACGGACCCGGTAGTCTCCGACGTGATGCCGGTCAGCGCGGTCACCGGCGTCGCGGCCAGCCTCGCGGCGACCGCGCAGGTCAGCCTGATCAGCGCCGGGGGCGCAGCGGCCAGGCCATGAGTGTAGGTGACCTGGAACAGGCCGCCGTAGCGGTCTTCCGCGAGGAGCACGCCATCATCGAGGAGGCAGATCACCTGCCCGGTGCGCCACTGCCAGTCAGTGCCGGCGGTCAGCGCCGTCACAGTCGAGTCGATATTGACCAGTGACAGGGCACTGACCGCGCTGATCAGTGGCGTAGGGAGCTTCAGCCGGCTATCGCCGGCCTGCAGCTGCAGCGTGGACGTGGTCGTTGTGATCGGGTAGCCGGCCTCGTCGCGGAGCGCCTGAGTCGCACGGGACAGCAGCCCAGCGGCAGCGGACGCCGGGAGCGCATACCCGTACGCGCTTGCGTCGACGGCGGTGGCGAACGTATCCAGCGGCATCCCGCTGCCCCCCGATCAGTCGCTCCCGGCCGCGGGCTTGCGTGTCCTCTTCGGCGCAAGCTTGCCCTCACCGGCGGGCGGGGTGACCTCCACCAGATCCCCGGCCTCATAACGGCTCTGGATCGGCGGGGAGAGCGGCAGATCCATCTCGAAGACCGCACCGCCCTCCCCGCGCAGAATGATCCGCCCGGTCACGGCAGCGAAACCGCCGTGACTTCCCCGGCGAACCCGGAGTCGAAATCCAGATGCAGCGACCTGTCGGACTGCAGCACCCTCGCCGAGTCGAACGGCCCCGCGTACACCACGCCGGTGCTCGCCGCGACCGCGAACGTCAGGTCACCCTGCCCGGACATCCACGCCGGGTAGATGCTGTCCCCGCCCCGGATGATCGCGTTGTGCTGCGCCGCGGCGGTGTTGGTGATCCGCAGCACCAGCTTGTCCGGGTTCGCGGCGGCGATGACCATGCCGTTGGCCTGGTCCACCGCCGTCTGAGTCTCTGCGATGTCCCCGTTGCGGCTCGCCGCGACAGGAACGATAGCGGTACGTGCCATCGGTCTCAGTTACCTTCCCACTCAGGCCCGGTCGACGGTGACAGCGGCCAGGCCGTCGGGATAGACGACCTTCCCGCCGTAGACGTGCAGGCCACGGACGGCGTCGGCGAAGGTGTCCTGCAGCCGGAACGCCTCGGTCTTGATGATCTGGTTGGCAAAAGAGATCGCCATCGGCGTGCCCGCCATGATGACGTTCTTGTTCGCCGCCGGGCTCGCGCAGTTGTTCGATTCCATGATCTCGAACCCGGACGCCCTGCCCACGGCACCGTTGCGCAGCGCCTTGCCGCCATCGGCGCTGCGGTTGGCGTTGATGAAGTTCGGGTCTTTCTGCAGCAGCCCGTAGTACCACGGGGGGACGATCGCATACCGGCCATCAGTCGGCACGTTCGCCTCATCCAGCGCCACGTCCAGGTCGACGAGCACGTCGTAGGCCGCTCCGGTGGTGCCGGTGAGAGTGGCGTTGGTGACCTCGGTCAGCACGTTCGCGGCGCTGACCGTCGTATAGAAGCTGGCCACGTACTGGTCGGCGATGTCAGCCAGCGCGTAGGCGGCGTTGCTCATGATCTGCGCCATCACCCGGCCGCCATTCATCGACTGGGCCGCGTCGACGTCGTCGAGCTTTTTTGCGAACGCTTTCCGCTGGTCCACGACCAGGGTGGTGCCGGCGTCGTCGATGTCGTTGTAGGTGAGCGTGTCACCCTTGTTGTAGTCGACGATCGTCACGTCCCCCACGGAGGAGATGTGCACAGTGTCGCCGGCCTGCTGGATCTCGCCCTCGTAGTCGTGGTTGACGACCCCGGGACCGGCGAAAACGAGAGACTTGCGCAGCTGCACGATCAGCTGCGCAGCCCACATTTCGGGCCTGAAATGGTCAATCGACATTTCTGCCGATCCTTTCTGTTAGCTCAGCCCCCAAGCAGTGCCGTCAGGCGCCCTTCCTCGCGCGCCTGTACTTTCTGTTCAGGGGTCATGGCACGGAACTGTGATTCGGTTACCTGCTTCGGGCCGCTGCCGGCACCGCGGCTGCCGCCGTCGCCGGTGCCCTGGAATCCGCTGGCCTTCGCGGCCAGGTAGGGCTTGCGGGTAATCAGGTCGCTGATCGCGTCTGCGATCTCTTCCTTGTCGACGGCGCCGTCGTCGCCGACCTCGAGCCTGGAAAGGTCGAGGTGGGCGAGTGCGTCGGCTGGGTCGGCAAGTTTCCCTGCCGCCTCGGCGCGGATCTCCGCGCGCAGGATGCGCTCGTTGGCCCGGGCCACCGCGGCCTGCTCGGCTTCGCGCCGGATCTGCTCGGCGCCAGGGTTCGCACTGCCGCCGTCACCACTGCCGCCGCTGCCCTGCTGGCTCATCTGCTCGCGCAGCGACGCCAGTTCCTGCTCAGCGGCGCGGCGGGCACGTTCGGCTTCGCGCCGGGCCCGCCGTTCCTCGCTCAGCGCCTTCTTGCCAGCGTCGCCCAGGCCGTCGCCGTCCTGGCCGTCGCCGTCAGCGCCATCCGCCCCACCGCCGTCACCGCCATCCCCGTCACCGCCATCACCGTCCCCGTCGCTGCCGCCGATGACCGGCCACACGGGCCGGCCGGATGGAAGCACGCCGAGTGCGGTCACGCCGGTGAAGGAATGGATGGGCAGCTGCGCATCGAGCATCGCGCTCGTCCTTTCAGGGTAGGCCCGCCGTCGCGGCGGGTCAGATCAGGTACCCGAACCGGGTGAGCTGGCGGACGATCTCTGCCCGGTCCCAGTGGTAGATCGCGGCTTCTTCGAAGATCTGCGCCGGGGTCAGTCGCGACGACCGCGCACCCCGGACGTGCACGGTTGTCACGCCGTGGCTGGTGAGCCGCTGGTGCGTGGACAGCACGCGGGTGCCGTGCTCTGCGATGAGCCGCTGGCCGGCCAGCCCGCGCCGCGTCGTGCCCTCGGTGGTGACCCGCAGCTGGCGGCGAGGGCCAGCTGCGGTGGTCATGCCACGGTGGGCGTTGACGACCTGGTTCAGGTCCGCGCCGTGATCCAGTGCCCGCAGATCCCCCTCGGTCAGCGACCGGCGCAGCTTCCCCATGTGATGCTCACGCATCGCCGCCATCAGCTCAGCGGGGTCCTGGGAATGGACCCAGTTCTGGCCCACGGCCGGGATCATCGTGCAGTCACAATCCGGGTGACGCAGAAACCCGCTGCTGTACCGGTAGAACCGGCCCGCCAGGATGATGCACCGGGCACAGGCGGGCAGGTGCACCTGGCGCACGTACCCGCGGATCGCCGGCTCGGCTGCCATCTGGGCCTGGACAGCCATCCGTCCCGCGTCGGCAACCTGGGTGCGCACCAGCATCACCAGGTGCAGCTCCTCCTGCGCCAGCGCGGCGGAGATCCGCACCCCGGACCCGATCAGGTGCTTGGACCGGGCGACCGGTGTGTACAGCAGGCTCCCGAGGGGCCGCCCGTCCCCGGTGACGCCGGCGAACGCACCCGCGGAGAGCCGCACAGTCCCTTGCGGCTGGGTACCTTGCACCGCCAGCAGGTCCCTGATGTAGGCCGGGGCCGCCGCGGCGGCCTTGCGCTGCGCCGCGGCCACCAGCGGCAGCAGCCTGGCCAGGACGTGCGGCCACGACATGTCCAGGTTTTTGCCGTTGATCATGCGCCACGCCGCTGCGGCGGCTACCGCCGCGGCGGCCGCCGCGGCGGCCTGCTCACGGCGGTAGGGAGCCGCGGCGCTCTCAGGCGCCGGCGGTGGTGTGGCCATGTGCCTGCGGCGGCGGCGGTGGCGGGACATCCGGGCCAAGCAGCGACGTGTCCCCCTGCCGGCCGATGATCCCGGAGGATCCCAGCTCCCGCGTGCCGAGCATCGACAGCACCGGGTCGGTCTCCGCCTCCCGCTCGCGCATCGCCATCAGCTCAGCCACCTCATCAGCGGTCAGCCCGTACCGGCGCGCCAAGTCCTCAAACGGCCAGCCGATACCCTTGAGCTGCACCAGCGCCGCGGCGAGCTGCGCCTGCGACCGCGACTCAGTGTCCGCCCACAGCACACGCCCCGCCCGGTACGCCTCCGCGCGCGCCGGGGCGCCCTGCGCGAGGGCGACGAGCCGCTGCACCTCCCGCAGCCCCTGCCCGAACCACAGCTGCTTCTCCGTGGCCCGTTTCACCAGCCCGGTTTCAGCGGCGATCAGCGCATCCCCGGACAGGTTCGCCATCTTCCCGATCAGGTAATGCTGCGGGGTGCGGGTCTGCGCCGCCAGGTGGCCGATCGCCGCCTCGATCACCGCCGAGTACACCGCCAGATTCGCCGCCGGCCAGCTCCCCGCCGTGGCGCCTTCACCCTCGACCCAGAACAGGCGCCGAAGGTTGAGATCGGCCAGATCGACCTCTTTCTCGCCGATCTGCACGCCCGCGGAGTCATACACCGGCATCGTCGGCCGGTCGGCGCCCAGAATGTAACGCTGCGGCAGGGCCGCGAAATCCGACGCCGTGAACAGCTGCGACCACAGCAGATTCACCGCGTCCTGCAGCGGGATGACCGGCGCCACATCCGACAGCGGCTGGCGGGCCAGCACCGGCCGGTTGGGCAGCTCAACCATCGGCACGAGACCCATCGGGTTGGGCTGCGGGTTCGGCTCCCCCAGCTGCTCAGGGTCACGCGGCAGCCAGTCCTGGGCCTCCTGATCGAACTGGGCCATCATGTACGGCTTCTCGATCCGCACCAATGGCCGCTCGAAACGCCACAGCTCATCAGCGGTGTACAGGGTGGCGAACATCCGGTTGCCGTCCTGCCACCGCTTCAGCGCCGCCCGGCGCCGGTACCGGCTCCCCGGGTAGTAGGCGACGATCGCCTGCCCCGCGTCCTCGAACGTGACACGCGGCGTGTCCGGGGCATCCGGATCACCCCACACCAGCACGTAGGACCGGGCACCCAGAATCGCGGCGGTGAAACCGAGCTGACTATCACAGTCCAGGTTGTTGACTTGCCAAACCCGCCACGCTTCCCTGTCCACCGCCTCACTGTCATACGGCTGAAAACCGGTTACGGTGAGCCGCTCGACCGGCGCGTCCGCGACTACCGGCACCCAGTTGTCGGAGAACCCCTGGTAGCGCTTGGCGAAATAGGCGCGGAACTCTTCCGACGCGAACCGCAGCGGATGCTGCCCCCGGTAGTAGTCATCAGCCCGGTCGGCCCACGCGGCCCGGATCGTCAGCTCAGTCTCCAGGGTGGCGACGAGCGCCGCCGCCTGATAACGCGTCAGCCCCACGCCGCCCCCTTCCCGGGCTCATGCCGTGTAGATGCGCCGCGGCTTGCGGTTGCCCTCACCGGCGGCGACCGCGTCACCGGCCGCCTGATGGGCCAGCACCGAGCACATCGCCAGGTCGATCTTCTGTGTCTCACTGGCTTTCACCAGCACATACCGGCCGCCCGGGCGGGCCGACTTCCGGGCGTTGCCCACATGCCGCGCCGTAACCGGGCACTCGTCGTGGGTGAACCCCGCCTCTGCCTTCGTCACATCGGTGACCAGGCGCTCCGCCGCCGGGTGAATCCTGGTCACCCGGGAGGTGTACCAGCGGATCACCCGCCGTTCACCCAGATCAGCGGCCCACGTGTCGATCTCGGTCTCCCAGTACGGCGGGTCACAGTACGCCCGGGTCACCGCGTAGCGGGCGAACAGCTCCCGCATCGCCGTGTCCACTTCGAGGCGCGGAACCTGGCCGCCCCACTGCGCCGGATCCCAGACGCACGGCTGGCGGTCCGGCCCGTAGACGGGAGTGAACTGGTAGCCGTCCAGGGTTTCTGCGCGGATCCCAGTCCAGTCATCGGTGTCGCTGCCGTCGAACCCGAGAGTCACCCGGGTGCGGTCCGCCACGTCGCGCGGCTGCGCGCGGGCCGCCCACTTCGCGCCGTCCAGCCACGTGCCCATACCCGCGGCGGCCCGGTTGCCGAAGAACCGCTCGGCCTGCGCCGGGTCCCGCTCGAGTAGCTCGGCGGCCTCAGCCTCGATCGCGTCCAGGTCCACGTGCCGCGAACCGGCGTAGGCGAATCGGTGGATCTGCCGCCGCTCCCGCTTGTCCCGGTAGGACAGGTGCGCCGGCGGGGATCGGTGGAACCGGAAAATGTCCGGCCGTGAGGACTCCGCCGTGGACTGGGCAACCGAATCCTCCGACGGGTCCCACGCGTTCGACGTTTCCATCGTGCGGCCGCCCATGCCGGCCGCGCCGCGGCGCATCGTCTCAGCGACCCGCCGCATCCCGTTCGCCCTCGCGTACAGGCCGGTTTCGTCCTGCAGTGCGAAGATGACCGGGTTGCCCAGCCGGGACAGCGCTGAGCTCGTCACCACGTCGATCCGGCCGTCGTTCGGCAGCCGGATAAAATCCTCACCGACCCGCATCTGCGCGGCCAGCGGGCCAGATTTGATCATGGCCTGCAACGGCCGGTAAACGTTGTCTACCTGGTCCTCGGAGGTGGCCAGCAGCTGGATCAGCGGCGTCGGCCAGGGCGTGCCCATCGGCTCACCCGGCTCGTAGGCGTACTCCCAGCCGCACCCGCAGCCGTGATCACGGCACCGGTAGGACTCACCGCCGGCCGCCCAGCCGGCGAACACAGCCGGCCCGACCGCCTCGTTGCAGACGATCGTCGCCGACCACGGGCCCTTCCCGCATTTCTGCGGGCCGATGATCTGTGACCGCCGGTAGTGGAACGCCGGGGCCAGCTGACCGCGGCGGGCACCCGGGCGGACCCGGTAATGGTTCGCGGTGCACCACAGCTGCCAGTCGTACATCTCCAGCGGCTCACCCTTGAGCCAGCCGTCCGGGACGACACAGTGGCGCTCGATCCAGTCAGCCGCCACCCACAATGTGGGGAAGCCGACGACGTACTCAGGCTCCCGCGGCGCCATCGGGGACGACCTTCAGCCGCGAGCGTGCTGACGGGCGCGGCGGCGGCGCAGCCGGGACGGCCGCGGCGTCCGGCTGCGGCTCGGCGAGCTTCCACCGGCTGCGCAGCATCCCGGCGACCGACAGGCCGAGGCTGTCCAGGTACTGGCGGACCACTTTCTGCAACTCGACCGAGCTGTCTGGCTTCTCCGCGCGGGCGAGGTTGCGGGCGAACATCGCCACCTCATACCGCTGATCCAGCCGCTCCCACATCACCGCCTGCGGCCGGCGCCATAGTTCCCGCCACAGCACCTTCTCGCGCGGCGACGCCTCCGTCAGCGGCCAGCGCGGCGGCCGGCCAGCCCGGCCCTCCACCGGGAGCGTGACCCACCCAGCCTGATCCCCTGGCAGCGAGCGGCGCAGCGCCGCCGGATCCGGTGGCGGCCCCGAGATAACCCGCGCCCCTCCGCTCGGCATGATCAGCCCGCCCTTCCAGTCACATCGCGTGACCCAATATCACGGTCACATCGCGTGACCGCCGCCGCCGTGAAACGGACTTTTGAACCCGGCCGGCCTGGCAGCGCCC